ATCCCTGCCGCCCCTGCCGCCGTCTTGATATAATTATCAATGAAGGCGTCACGGGTTCCATTAGAAACACAGGCCGCTGTTTCAAAAGAATCGAAATAACAACGTTCTACAGTGAGATTGACCGGATCGCATTGGTCTGTATCAGCCTTCGCCGCATCCCCTGGAGTCACACCGTAGGTTGCCACTCCACCATAATCCGTAAAGTTGCAATCGTGAATGTAAATATTATAGAAAGCCGTCCCTGCCGTAGTTCCGATTTCAATACAGGAACCAGCCTTCCTATTCTGAAAACACAGACCGGCGAATTCCACTTTATCCGTAGTAACGATGAACATATCGTTATCTGCCGCTGCCGTGGGGTTCTTAATCGTCGTTCTCTGCGTCCAATGACTACGCATATCCCCGAAAACCTTAAGGCCAAACTGAGAAGAACCGATGGTAATGGTCTTAGTCAGGTCATGTCCACCCGAATCCGGGGTGCAGAAAATGATCCGGTCATGTTTCCCGGCTCTTGCAAAGGCTTCGTCGGCAGTCGTACAAACCGCATACTGGCCCCCGATAGTGACTCCGTCATACCTGTCCCTGAATGCGGAATAATCACTATCCGCCGTCTTCTTGACAAAATAGGTATCACCCATATGAGGGACAAAAGAATCCCCCATTACAGGAATACCAAAAGCGCTAATACCGTTTGGAAAATTCGACAAACCCATAATATCCTCCGTTTCTTACCCACCCCCCACCCTCAATTCATTGATACCGGATTAAGCATCAATTACCGTTCTTATTGTTAGGTTTAAGTTGTCAAAGAGCAAAAACCACAACAATTACGCTATGTTACCGAATGCCCGAAAATGAACCTCCAGTCCGTGAATCCGTAGCCGAATCTGGCGTAGATGGACTGCTTAAACATGAAGCTCTCGAAGTCCTTCTCCGTCATGATATCGGGATCGACACGGTTAATCCAAATGAGGTATTCCTTCATCTGCTTGGAATCCACCATATACCAGTTGTTCGTGTCGAAGTCGTCTAAGCGGGGATAAGGGATGACCGTCCACCGCTTGTACTGAGGGTTGATCTTGTTGTTAGCGGAATCGGGGTCAAGCATGGAACTTGCACCGGACTCACTCCATCCAACAGCCTCACAAGCCGAATCGTACAGGGAATCAGGAACGATCAGGGTATCAGGTTCGATAACGATACGCTGGCCTGTTTCGTTCTTGAATTTCCGCATAAGAATACGGGTTGCGGAAATGGCAGTCTTCGAAAGTGCGGTAGTTCCGGAGTTATTGAAACCGCTAGTCGTGGACGCACCACTCTTGTTCGTATGCGAAGACGAACAGAGGGACACACCTTCCTCACTCGTTGAGAAGGTGAGGGCCGAAGAGAAGGCATAACCGAATGCCTGCGCCCCGTACTTTTCCTTCACACGATAGAGGGACTCCACCAGACCGTTCTGGCGGGATTTGATGACATCGTAACGGTCATCATCAAGGAGTTTGCGTTCAATCTGGATACCACCCGCAAACTCTTTAGGTTCGATCCGAGTGTAATACTGCGGGGCCACACTCAGATATTCAAGGACGCCAGAGAAGGTCGGAATATCCGGCACCGCTCCAACACCGTAGAACTCTTCCCATGCCTTGTCCGATTTGATCACTCCGAAAAGACGATCAACCATAGAAGGCAATTCCTTGAAAGAGTCCACATAGACTTTGCGAAGACGATCATCAAGAAGTCTCGCAAACTGTGAACTAACCAAAGGATTTCCCATGATTCACCTCCTATGCCCGGACGCCGAGAAACTGCAAGGGATTGAGGCGGAACAACGCATATTCGCTCCCAGCAGTTTCAAGGTTGAGTTCAAGTACATCGACATAGATGTAATTGGTTGTGGCCACGGCGGCAGAATTGTCGATGAACTGCCCTGTCGAGTCGAACATTGCCGTACAGGTTCCAAGCGCCATATTGGAACCGACGAAGGTATCGCCAACGGCGATGTCGTGGGGCCAATAGACGTAGAACGTCTTGGTTGTCGTACTGGTATCGTAGGACACCCGGTAAAGACCCCTGTTTGCCCCGGAACGGCAATAGAAAGTGGCGTTATAGGCCACGGGGGTGAACTCAGAGGCATTGGCCGTATAGCCAGCACCCGTGGTCGATCCCGTGGTAACGGTCTGAACGGTCGGAGCCGTCCCGTAAGCCGCATTGAAAATCTGACCTTTGATCACCGTCTGGGGGCCAAGGAAAGCCACCTGAACAAGTGCCTGCGGGTCGGATTTCCCGAACATACCTTCCGCCCCGTAGAAGTCACGGGCAAGCTGATTCGCCTGAGACTGGACGGCGGTGATATATTCGGTCTTGTAAGTCGTTGCATCGAACAACGGTGTCCGGTTGTTGGTTCCCACAACAATCCCGATGGGAACATGGTCGGTAGTCGTATCGGCAGCCCCGGCAATAGCCCAAGGCTTCACTCCCGAACAACTATCGGCCACGCCCAAGGTCACAAACTGCCCGACATAGACGGTCTGCGCCGTGACGTTGTTGTAATCAACCGGATACCACCCAACGTGAACCGGATTCTTTACAACCTGAAAGCCCATAGCTTTTCTCCTTATCTCATAGGTTGCGGCAACCGCAAAAGGGACATCCGGAATGTACTACTGCCTTTCGCGGAGTATAATAATCCGTGATAGGTTCTCCGTCTGCCCCGTTTTCAATCACCACACCCGCCATTGCTAATCCATCTAGCACAGCTACAGTTGTCATTGGATCACCAGAAGAAACGATATCCTCTCCAGGCATTGTGGCATCGGTATAGGAAACTTCGTTATCCGTATCGTTATCCCATACTGAAGCCCTTGGGAAATCTACATGACCCACCCCGTTTCCGGGGCCAAGAGATACCCTAGTCGTATCGACTGGGAATCCGCAATGCCAGCATTTTACCCATCTGCCGGAATCTTCATGTGTCCCCTTCAGCCTTCGAGACCTCATTTATCACCTCTCGCAATAGAATTCTGTACCCACTCCGCATCTTCAGTCTCCCCAATGGACTTTACGAACTTAGAAGCATATTCGTCCAGTTTGACCATATTCTTAGGGGGCGCATTCACCCTAGAGGAAGAAGACACTCCTGAAGGGGGCGTATTCCCTCCCTTGACGTTTGGTCTAGGGCCGAGATTTGCCATACGCTGCTTCAACAACTTGTTTTCCGCCTTTAAGTAATTCTGCCGTGCATCTGAGGCAGGGTCACTGAATTTGGAATAAGTCGGATACTCATTGACGTTGGTGAGCAGTTCATTTTCGATCTCATCGTGAAGATCGGGGTTTAGGTAGTTCATGGATTTGACAGAATGGATATAGTTGTTCGCGTAGACATTTCTCCTGCGCGCCTCTTTATCCTGTTTCCATGATTCGTACTTTTCAAGGTCTTCAGGCGTTGTGATATACTCCACCGGAGGCTTATCATCCACCGGAGTTTCTATCGCCTGCCGTTCCCTGATAGTACCCATCAATTGCGTGACGCTCTGTTTGAGGCCTTCCATTTCCTGTTCAAACTTCGTGAACCGTCTGCCAAGCCTTGAACGCTCCTTCTGTTCAAGGGAGTCATCAGGTTCCGGTTGAAGGGAAGATGGTTCCGAAGGTTCCGCTGGAGCAGGATCAGACGAAGGCTCCCCACCATTGCCGGGATCAGCCGGGGGTTTGGGTTCTAAGGTCGGATCATCGCTCATGTTACTCTCCTTTCTTTATGCTATTTACCGCTTCATTGAAGTTTGCGATTCGTGTACTCCAAACGAGAATGAGTTCACGAACCACCTTGTACATCATCTTTTCTTCGTCAGTAGCATTCAAGTTACTGATTTTATCAATCAATATTTCGTGTTTGGTAATGAGGTCAGAAAGGAGTTCGTTACCTATAGGTGTAGACAATGCCTTGATGAATTCCTGATACTTACCGAGAAGCGAAAGTGTGCGTTCCCCGCGCTTACGGGCTTTCTTCAGAAAGTCGTCAATTTCATTGCGAGTAAGCATGACTTATTATACCCCCTTACATTCCTTCCTGTCCACCCCTAACTTGCCCCTCAATCTCCTGAATGGGCATACCGGACTGATTGCTCGTCGGGCTGGACTGATCTGAGGCTTGTTCGCCCTGCTTCCCCTGGGGGTTCATGCCCATTTCAATGACTTTCAAGAGATAAGGCAGAACCGTCTGAGACTCCTGTCCAAGCAACTGAAATTCAAGTTCGATCATCTTTAGAATCGGGAAGATAATCCCCGGCATGAACTGGACAAGACCGGACAATCTTCCAACCATCTGATCGAGATTCTTGACTTTTTGGTTCTTATTATATTCCTGTTCAATATTCGAACTTACGGGTTGATAGTGAAAGTCTGCTTCGGGGTTGAAAAACTGGGCATCCTCTCCCATGATCTTCATAGCCGTTTCCGGGCGCATGAACTGATATCCCATCTGTAACATCATCCAGTAGAATTCGCTCAGAAAGGTGTATTCGAAGGTGAGAGACTTGTAATTTGCCCGGAGATTCGTCCTACCCTCCGCCCCCTGAATAGCCGTTGCGGTGGTACTTGCAGCACCGGGGAGATTGCCCATTGTCGTTGGGTAGATACTGGACACCTGTTGCATCTTTCCGATAAAGAGGTCTGCCTGTGCAAGCGCCCCCTGAATGTTGTCGGCAATCTTGAATTCCGTAACATCGTCGGCGTCTTCAACGACCATAACGTGTTCAGGTTCAAAATAAAGGGTGTCATTGTCTTCCATCGCATATCTTCGGGCTTTCAAGGTCGGAAGCGTAGCCAACTTTACCCTGTCGTTACTGAGGTTGATCGTATCATTGAGGGCGATCTGGAGTTCTTTGTCATACTTGGCATCGGACATCCCAACGTCCTTTGTTGGGTGAACATAGTTCAACCCCCTGACAATAGGCCGAAAAGGAACATTCAAAGACGTTCTAAAGGGAGTGGGCTGGAAACGAATCAATATTTTAGTCGTACCCGAACAGGCAACCGTCACGATGGATTCAACCAATTCCGCCCCATCCTTAAGTTCACCCTTCATATCATAGGCGGGTTCGATTACAACCGGATACCCGTCATCGTCATTTTCCTTGACCACGGCCCAAATCTTTCCGAAGCGCTCAAGAATGTCAAAATACTTGAGTTGGGTTTCAATCTGTTCATCTTCGCGGGTCTTCTTGGCGGTCTCTGTTTTTTCGTCCGTAGGGACATCTTTCAGGAGGTTAAGGTTGAAGTACCCATTTTCCTTTTCGACTGCCTTAAGTTGCTCGTAGGATAGCTCCGAGCGAATTATAACCCATTCCTTGTCCTGTATTGAATAGCAGTAGGAATTGTCCGTAAAGACATTTCTGGGGTCTGGGACTTCGTAATGGAAACGGTCTTCGGTGATGACTTCAGTTTCCTTTATATCCGGCACTTTGATCGTAATGGGCCGGCCATCAATTCCTACCCCGGCCTGAACTTCTTTTTGGACCTGTCTCTTGACGATATTGATATTCTGCTTCCATGAGCATACGGCATAGACGCATCCAAGCGTCGAATTGATTGACCTAGCCTTCATGTACTTCTGGTAATGGTAAAGATTCTTCACGTTGAGCATTGCATTGATATAATCCTTGGCGACATTCGCGGACTTAACCGACTGTTCGTCCTTTGCATCAAGGTAGACATCGACAAAATCCCTTGTGGGAAAATACTGATTCGCCCATTGAGAGGCTTCAGTAAGATGGATTGACGGATATTCAGGAATGAACACATCCGAAAGCCACTCGTAATCTTTCTCGTTGCGCTTGCATTCAAGGAGGTCTATCACCTTATCGAAATCGTCCATTGCATCGGACTGATTCCTTTCGGCAGTCTGATATTCCTTGTAAATCCGCCCAACGACATCCCGTTCTACCTTTTCTCCGAAGTGGTTTTTATTTTTCTTTGCCATAGCGCACCTATTGTTTTATCGTAAAATAAACCGGGGCGATGATTCTTTTCAACTTCTTCTTGCAATGCGGACACTTAACCTTCTCGTCCGATTTTGCCAAAGGCAGAATGACTTCGTAGGTCTTCATACAATCCTTGCACCAGAAATCATAGAGCGGCATTATCCCCTCCCTGTAAGGTATCGCTTAGGTTGTACTGGCTCTCTATCAAGAGTCCCCCAACGAGCATTGCTGATAATAGGAGACTTCAACATGGATTCCACCGTTATTGGGAAATGACTCCACTTCTTCTGTTCAGTCTCCTTCGGATCGTTACGACTGAGCATATCCCGCGATCCCCATTCTTCCCGTCGCCAGTTCTTCATGCTCTCAATGAGGTGTTTGCAGTTGTTTGAAATCCAGATGGTTGGCAGTAATTGAGTTCTGGCCAAGTTCCCATCGCCCACAATCACCTTATTATTGAACGGTTTACCAACCCTGATAGAATTAAGCAACCGTTTTGTAAACTCTTCGCGGCCCCTTCCACCCTTGGTATCCCAAGACATCCAATGAGCGCCCAGCCCCAAACCATCTTTCCTGAAGGTCGAAAAATATCGGTTAAGGTCTTCAATCGTGGTGAAGTTCGTATTGACCTGTTTCGTGTTCGCTAAGGGGTCAATCAGGTCTAGGAGATACTTGTAATCCCCGCTTCTTTCAGCAATGTTCTTAGCAATATCGTAGGTGATCATTTTCTGTGGACTTGCGGAATAATCGCACCAGACGAATATTTCATCCTGTGGTGATACAGAAAGCCAGATGCAGGCCCACGGATTTGAAGTATGATAATCGATGCCCCTGAAGTGCTTCCAATCATTTGGGATTCCTTCGGGGAGGTAAACTTCCTGCTGAATCACATGAATCATAGGAGAAAAAGACTTGTGAATCTTACCGGAAAGTTGCCTGAATAATCCGTATCTCCGGGCATCAACGACATCTTCGTCATCGTACATGGAAAACATTTCGTCAATATACTGCTTTGCCGTTGTAGGAACACCCGTCTTTTCTGTCCGTTCTCTTGCAATGTCTTCATAAATAGGATTATCGTCAGTCGCGGCCATGATGACACAAATGTCATCCTTTGAACCTGTCATTTCAAGTTCAGGAAGCATTTCCCCGGTACGTTCTTTAATCCGGTTTCTAACATTTTCCGTCCGGTAGATATACTTGGCCCTTTCATAGAGTTCATCGAATTCCCACCCGATAGAACCCGGAACAGGAGTGAAGGTAAAGAGAATATCCCCGTCAGCAGCTAAAAGCCGGGGGATTTGTTCTTCGAAAAAATCCTTGCTAGACTCTTCATCTATCCAGATTCTTTTGCGCTGCACACCAGCACCCGCCTGCACCTCCTGAGAGAAAGATACGAATTCGATATTGACGTTCCTGCCAGTAGGCGTCTTTATCGTGACAACGGGTTTCCGCGCCGTAATGTCCTTTTCAATGAGTATCGGCGGGAGTCGTCGTTTTAAGACTGGGTATTGAGTGTTCCGCACTTCATCCTCTTCCTTCTCTCCCGGAAGGGTCTGGGAGGCAAAGCGGATTGTGCGGATATTGTCGGTAGGAAGAATGTTCTTTCGCGGATTCGGATGCCACCCAAGAATCGAAAGAATCATATCCATAATCGCGCATTCGCCCTTACCGAACTGGTTCCCTGAA